TTTAACTATTATTTTTCTTACTTTTCTTAACATCGTCTTTTAATTTTAATTTTTCAAGTTCACAGTAATGTATAATTTTATCTAGGTCTTGTTCTGCAGTTCCCTTAAATAAATATCTACAAACATATTTTACAACACATCCCTGAAAGAACGATAAACCATTCTTTGAAATAAATTCATAAGGCTGTATTTTAAAATTATCTTTATAATGAGATCCACCTACCTGCCTACCTTGTGGAAACGCTTCGTCAAACATATCTTTATGTGTCATTTAAACTCCTTTTATAGTTAGAAAATATTTTACCCATTGGAAAATGAAATTGATGATCTGTTGCTAATAAATGAAGTGTCTTTTTAGCACGAGTCACTCCGGTATACCACACTCTAGCTTCTGCCATTTTATCGTTCCCTGTTTTACTATTAAAATGAGAAGGCCAATTAGATTTTTCATATATAATAACATTGTCTGCTTCTCCTCCTTTAACAGAGTGAATGGTGTCAATAATAATATTAGCTTTGTCATCAAGTTCTACATTGTTTTTTAACATAGTTTCAAAATAATCCAAGTCTTTCGTAGTAAATTTTCTATTTAAAACATTCCACCAATCTGTGTTAGGTGTTTCCAAACCAGCTTGTTGTTTTAAAAACTTTAGATTTAAAGGTTCATTAGGGTGTATAGCTGACCATGATTTAGCATCTATCTTTCTCCAACCTCTTCTTACTTCATGTATAAAGTCATACATAATACCTACTTCTTCTTTATTGAGAGTTCCCCCATTTTTTAATTTTTCCCAATATGAAATAGCTAACCATTTATTCATATTAAATGATTTATTACCTCTCATATCTTGAAAATATAGACCTTTTGCTCTAGCAAATTCTTGTAATTCATTAACATTATTCCTTACTCTACCTAAAATTAACCAGGAGCCGCCTATTTTATTTATAGGAATCTCATTAAATTTAGAATATCTTTCTATGTAACCATCTACTTCATTGCTAGTAAATTCTTTTTCTTGTCTTATAGGTATAAATTTTAATATTTCTTTTGATAAACTATGTATATCTCTATTCAATCTATATGATTTTTTTAAGATAAACACTTTCCCTGGAAAGCCTAAAAAACAATGTACATCTGCACCATTCCATTCATAGATAGCTTGATCATCATCTCCCGCTAAATAAACTCTTCTTGCTTTTTCCGCTATCTTGTAGACAAATTTCCATTGTAAAGGAGTTAAATCTTGAGCTTCATCTACTATAAATACTTTGTAATGTTGTGGATTAACTTCTTTGATATATTTTTCAATCATATCTGTAAAATCTATTTTATGATTCTTTTTAAACTCTTCATAGTTTCTTATAATATCTCTGTATTGAATTAATCTTCCTCTTTTATTTACCTCTCTTCTAAAAGCTTCATCTGGTTCTATTAGTAAATTTCTAGATTTGTCATAAACTCTAAGAAACCAATTATTAAATATCTTGTTATTCATATCCTCATCAGTCATATTAGCTGAAATAGTTCCCCAATCCGTATGAAACTCTAGCATGTCTACTCTAGGATCTACAACTTGCACATTGTCTAAATGTTTTTTACAGAAGGAATGTATGGTCCTAAAATTATCAAAATCTTCTTCTTTATAATTTGTAAATTTTTTAATTACTCGTGATACAGCTTCGTTAACAGCTTTGTTTGTAAACGAAACATAAACAATCTCATGAGGTTGTACACCTAACCTTAACCATTTTTCTATTATTTTAATGAGCCTCGTGGTTTTTCCTGTACCAGGAGGCCCAAATATTTTTGCAGTTTTATTTATTATCTGGGTCAAAGCTAGGCAACTTTTTGTTAAAGTTAACATTACGATCTTTTACAGATTCAAACTTAGGTTTGGATATTTTCCAAAGTCTAGCTGTGTATTCCTTATGCTTTCTTATATACTCTGCTCCATTGTCTATTAATATTTCTTTTACTTCCGGAGCTTTTAAATTCTGACCTTCTTTCTTTAAAAACTTTTTAAAGACTTCAAGTCTAAAGTACATAAAACCTTCTTCTTCATACACATAGTCACTCTGTGTTTGTGATATATCGTCAGCAACTTGGTTATCATCAATAAAGTTTTTGAATAGATATTCAAACTCATCTTTATCATCATCAGTAAAGTCATAACCTTCTACGTCAGTTTGTATTGTTTTAAGATAGTTTAACCACAAATGAAATGATTCCTTTTCCATAGTCTTCCAAACAATATCTGTATCAAACAATTGTGTTTTAAGTAATTGTTGCTGACAAAGTTCTTGTCCAGTTAATCTTATAGGTTTCTTATCAATAGTTAAAATATACTTAGGTGGCTTAGTGTTAATCTTTTGAAAAGAATCTACAGAAAAACTATAGTTACTTTTACCTATACCTAACTTTCTTTTAATACATAGATCTTGATTACAAAACCTTTTAGCAGGTGGAGTATTGCATTTATAATTATATTCTTTTTCTTTGTTTAAAGAATTAATAATTGTAGCCTTAACTTCTTTTGCAGGTAATGCATTTTCTCCCCAAGCTTTATTTACTTCTTGAAGATCATGTTCCCATGCTCCTTCTTTACCTAACTTCTTAATCATACATACACCCACATTAAACAAAGCTTCATTTCTACCACCTTGCTCCATTTGAGTTGTCATAAATGATTGTACACATGGAGGATATTCTTTAAACATATCATCTCCATTTTCTTTTACTTCAATTTTTATTTCGTAAAAATCTTTTGGTTTTAATCTAAACTTAGCAACAGCTTCTGGTAATTTATCAGAAGGTATCGAGTGGCCGTTGTCATCTAATGCATATCGCATAGTCATTTCTGCATTAAAGTAAGGTAAATTTAACCAATTACCTATGGTCCCAAGTTCTACATTAATAGTTCTTTGTTTAGGAAATATTTCACAATCTCCAAATCCTAAAACGCCTGCTATCTCAGTTAATTTATTAATCATTTCAGATGCAGTTACCACACCATCAATATGTAGAAATAAATGTAATCCACCAGACTTAGATCTATAAGGAAAGAGTGGAAGTTTTAGTTCTCTAATTTTTTTAATAGTAGATTTAATATCCATAGAATATTTATCTACATCAATACATCCCCACTTACATTTATTGTCCTTCATAATTGGAACAATACCTATGGAGACTTCTCCTTTTAGATGTTTTTCAAATAATTCACTTGTTACAGACCCTTTCTTAGTAAGCGCTTTGCCTTCTGCTTTACCATCAGACCTATGAGCCCCATTGAGCTCATAGGTACCGTAAGCGGAGTCTAATCCGCCGAATAGGTCGCTAAAAAATTCTAGCGATACCATATTTAAAACGGTGCTGATGTTACTTGTGGTTCGCCTTCTTGAGAAAGATTCACCTTAGTATTTCCTTGCTTACAAGTTTCATAGAACGACATAGCCGTATCCATTAAATCTTGATTAGGAATATCTTTATGGTGTTCAACTTCCCATCCAAACCAAGAACCTAAACTATTCTTTTCAAGCACGGTCTTCATCATATAGATTTGTGACCATGTTGGTGGTTGGAACATTCCGTTTTTACCTTTCCTTCTCTGAGAAAGCATCATTGAATTCCACTTCTTAGACTTCTTAGCTTGAGTGGCCTTCATGACTATAACTGCTGTCTCTGACGGTTGATCGTTTTCATCCACGACTACTACATAGTGATAATGAGTAGGTTCAATATAATTACCACTTGGTAATCTATCTTTTCTATCATCTCCTCTATTTGTTTTAGTCATAATGTCTGAATCCGCAGGATATGAATTAACAGGTGCAACAGAATTCTGTGTACCTCTGTCAGCCCACTCTACGTATTCAAATTTATAAAAACAAGGAACGACTTTAAAACCGTCCTTACCATTATAAAGTTTATTCAGAACAGTATTAATTACTTGTCCTGGTCTTGCATTCTCAATGAACTTAGAATCACCTTGAGTTACCTGAGGTGAGTTGTTAGTGAGAATTTTTAAGAACGGAAGTGATACATCATTTGATGTAATGTTTTCCGCTCCTGCGTTAGCAAACTGTTCCAATGATGAAACATCTAACGATGGTGCAGATGCAGTTTCTTTTTTAACTACTTCTGATTTTGGCGATTGTGTTTGTGCCATGTGTTACTCCTATAGTTGTTAGTTTTTAGTTTTTATTTTTGTTCTATTGGCAACGTATAACCCAAATAAGTCTGAGGGTATAGTTTTATTTTTCTCGGTTTGCTCTTTAACAAATCCTCGAAGCGTTTGCCAATGGATGTCTTCTTTTTGGTCTACGACAAGACCTTTTGCTTCTAACTCAGCTTTAATTCTAGCTGCATCAGAATCTTCTCCTTTATTAAACGATAAGGTTAAATTATTTTTAACCAAATCCCCAAAGTTATTTTCACGTAGCCATTTAAAGGCATCTGCTTTTTTATCTTCTGGGATTTTCGCATAATAATAAGGTGCAACCTCAACAGAAGAACCATCTTCTAGTTTGAGCATTGATATTCCTGCCTCAGACATTACAGCAGGAATAACTTCTTCAGATAAACGTAGTTGTTCCGATTTAGCATTTTTAAGTGCTTCCTCAGCTTGTTCTACTATTTTATTTTGAGAAATTAATTCATTGCATAAATTTGCAATATCTTTGGTTTTATTAGTGTCTATACTTATATTTGTTAGTTGTTCTAGGTTCATAAAAATGACCTCCTTTATTCCCTTGACTATATAGTCATTACAGATTATATGTCAAGCACTATGTTGAACTTGTTTAACTTTAAAACCGCTCCTTACGAGCATCAAAAAACAGCCTTAGAAAAATCTTGGAATAAATTAAATTACGCTTTCTTCATGGAAATGGGAACAGGTAAAACAAAAGTTACAATAGATAATATTGGTTTGTTAAGATTACATGAAGGTATTACAGGTGTTTTAATTATTGCACCTAAATCCGTATACACGGTATGGG